AGGAGGACTTCTCGGCGGCAAAGAATCCATAGTCGTGGGGGTCGCCCAAGTTTCTACAGATGATCCATAACCTTTCTCGTTTGTGTCTTGCTCCGATTGCACTAGACGGAAGTACAAATGTCCTCGTATGGTAGTTGAGGCTTTCCATTGCAAAGAGTACCTCGTCAAGTCCCAATGAGAGGTGTCCATAAACATTTTCGAAAACGCAATAAGTGGGTCTGATTTGTTTAATAAGTTTATGCAAGTACGGAAAGATGTGGCGAGGGTCTTGCGATCCACCCCTTTTGCCACTTGTTGAGAAGGGTTGACACGGATATCCTGCCGTGAGGATATCTGGTCTTTCTGAAATAAATCTGGTTGGTTCATTTGCGATCTCCTTTACATCATCATAGATTGGAATATTAGGAAAGTTTTTGGCAAGAACTTTCTGACAAAACTTGTCTGTGTCGCAAAAAGCGATTGGCTCTGATAACTCTGCCATAGAAAAACCTACGGCAAAGCCACCAATACCACTACATAAATCTAGGTGTTTGAGCGTCATAACTCTGCCTCAAATTGACATTCGCCTTTTTCTTTAACACAATCCAAGATTTGTTCGCCTAACCCAAGTCTTGCATACCATTCTAAATAATGCTTTACCCCTTGTTCGGTAAACTTCTTTGTTGGTAAATTTTCTGAAGCATGAGCTTCATTTAAATAATCAACTAACATCTCGTTATTGTATCCGTTATTTTCATCAAAAAATTTATTTAGTGTTTCTAAAAGTGAACCTAAATAACCTTTGCATTTCTTGATACCTTCTTCTATTTTTGGCAAGTCCTCTGTATCAAAGTAATAATTTAAAAATCTAGCTTCTCCTTGTTGACCAAAGAAATCTGCATCATCACTTGACTGAACTGCAAACCAAAATTTACCTTCAATATCTCCGTTGTAATATCTACCCATTTTTTTCCCTTTCTTCTAAAATTTTATTAACCTTTTCTTCGACTAATTCTGCGAACCAATCACTATCTGTTATAATATCAAGTCGGTGTTGGATATATTTTTCTAGCTCTTCTGCTAAAGGAATAAAACTACTTTCCATTTAATGCACCTTCTATTTCTGCTTCTGTTGGGACACCAATTAATTTTGCTAAATTATCAAGTGTCTTTTGACCACTACTGCTCATTCTGTCGTATTCCCAAAACAAGTCAGTTACGAGTTCTCTGAGCATTTTGTTCTCAAACTGAACTCTCTTCTTTGATTTTTGCATAACATCTCCTTTCACTCTGTTGTTGCAATTACTTCTGTTTTTTTAAAGCACAATGTATTGTCATCTGTTTCTGCATCTTCATCTTCAATGACAACCTCAGTACCAAAGTCATGTACTATGACACCATATATTTCTTGGTCTATGACTTTTATTCTATCGCCTATTTGCATAACATCTCCTTTCATTCTGTTGTTGCAATATTCAAGATTAGGCACGAAGTTCATGCCTAACTTTGATTATTACTTTTTAAAAGCATTGAGTAACCCACCATTGTATCTACTGTGCTTTCCAATCTTTAAACCTTTATAGTGGCTAGATTTAGGATTGCCTTTTCTTTTATGTTGGTTCGATCTTTGCTTTGCTCTGTGTATCGCTTTCATATATTTTCTTCCTCTATGTTTTCTAATATTATTTGTTCTGCAATCTTAACAACAAATCCACCTTTCCAAGTAAGTCCATCAACTTCATAAAGTTTTGCACCTATCTCTTTAAATGCTTGTTCGTTTGTCATGCTCTTATCATTGAGGAAGATATCTAAATCTTCCTCAACTCTTTCGACTAATTTTAAAAGCCTAGTCATTTTGCAAACCTACAATTTCTTTTTCAATTTCGGCTCTCATGTCTTGCAACTTCATCTCTTCCTTTTTTAGATGTAATTGCATTTCAAGATTTGCCTTAACTTGACCTTGAATAAATGTAACTTCACTATACAAAGACGACAGACTTTTCTTTTCTAAAACTTCAACTTCCATCATTCACTCCTTTCGCTATTTTAGAAATTACTTCGTTAACCTCTTCCTTTATTCTGGAATTTCTAGCTTCTTCTACATCTGCTTCTATTGGGACAATTTCAAAACCCATCTGACTATGATAGATTTTAACTTTGCCAATCCAATTAACTTTACTTGCGACTTCTTCTAAACTGCTTTTAACTGCAATACTTTCGCCCTCTGCATCTGTACCTAAAACTAAAGCCTTACCCATCAAAGGTTGAGTATGACCATTATCATATGTAAACTCGAAGCCATGATTTTCTTTTCTTAACAAACCTTCGTCATCTACAAATAACGTGTCTTGATTTCTAAACCCATAAACTGCATCAAAACCTCTTTCACAATTTATAAGTTCGTTAATCATTCGATAATCTCCGTTATAATTAACAACGGAGATTTCTTTTTTAATCGGATCAATTAGATATGCTCTCATAATTTCCCTTTCCTTTTCTAACTAATTGTATTGTTTCATCTTGCTCTTCTCGGATAGTTTCTAAAATATAAATCCCTTTATAAAACCATCTTTGATCATCATAGACATTTAAGTCTTTAATATTTTCTAATTGTGCTAACATTCGTTTATCCTTATACTTGTTAAAATGATAATTATATATCCCACATAATCTTATATATGTCAACAACAAAATGTCAGAAAAACAATTTTTTTTACAAATAAAAAAGCAACTGCCACCAAAAACTTTTATCCAAAAAATAGAAAATAAATTTAATAGTGGTTTTCCAGATTTGATAATTATCAATGAAATGTTGCCTTTGTTTATTGAACTAAAATCACCAACAAAAGGAAACAAATTTAAGGTAGAATTATCACAGATATCAACGCATTTGAGGATAAAAGCCAACAACTACGTTTCTTTTTTCTTGGTTCGACACCCTTCAACCTCGCTTCTATATTTGTTTGAAGGTGGTAAGCTCTGCACTTTTCTTGCGTCCCAGACCCTTGCGACCCTTTCCGTTTCGACCGAAGGAGAAGGATTCTTGATCCGTGGGTCGTTGGAGGAAGTCCTGGCTCTTGCGAATCAAAGAGTGGCATCTAAGTTGCATGGAAAATGAAATGGTCGCTTTGCGATTCCATGCAACTTTTGACCTTGCACCTCTGCCACTCGATAAAACTAGGAAGGTAGAAGGAGGCAAAAAAAAGACCCCACGCCGCGAGGCGTGGGGTCTTTCCCCTTTCTTTTATATGTATCTGTGAGTTAGTGCGTATCCGTCCTTATAAAGAACACTCGCAAGTGTGTAAACAAGATGGAACCCCATGTCCATCCCACACCCACCAACACCGACTGCGTTGGTTTTGTCTTTGTAAGTCCAATCTAAAACATTGGCGACATGAAAAGAATAAACATAAACCTTGTTATTCTTGATTCCATGAACTGAAATATGTCTGTACATTCCAGATCTTGAAACTTGTCTCACGATTAGATGAACTTCTGAACCCTTCGGAAAGTTGGTTAACAACATTTCCTTAGAGTAATCCACAGTATTAAAACTTGGATCAATTATTGGTACGCCCATAGTATTTTCCTTTCGTTGCGTTTGGTTTAATATATAAGATTCTATGGGAGATGTCAAGCACTTTTTTTGAGTGCGACTCAAAAAAAAGGGGTTGACTTGCAGAGATAACGGAGTGGTCGCCTTGCGAATCTCTGCAACTTTACACAAAGGAAGCAGAGCGTAGACGAAAAAAAACCAGACCCACCGAAGTGGGTCTGGGTAGGAGAAATTATTTGGTGGTTGTTTTTGTAATCTTTTTTACACCATGTTTAATTCCTTTGAACTTGGCTCGTTTGCCTTTACGATTCTTCTTGTGTATCGTTTTCATTGTGTTCTCCTTTCATTAGATATCACTAATATATCCCATTCCATCTTATACGTCAAGCGTTTATTCTTTCTATTTTGGAAACATATATTTTCCCATAAAGCAATAGACAAATCCCATATATTCTTATATAACATAATTAACGAAAGGAGAAAAGTATGGCGAATACAATCGAAGATATGATCAACGATTTGATTCACGATCAAGTGAATGAAGTCGTTGAAGACAAGATCGAAGAGAACCACAGAATAGATGACCACGAAGGTCGTCTTTCTTCTCTCGAAGAAAGACTTGATGATCTGCTAGAGGCTATCAGAAGCGAGTACAAAGACAGTAAGCTAGAAGACAAGATCAAGCACATTTAACCAAGGGAGTCGCATCTAGATGCGACTCCTCTCAGAGCATGGAAAAGGGACTGAAGTAACGGAGTGGTCGCTTGCGAACTTCAGTCCCTTTTGGCTTCCCCCCTTCTGCCGACCAAACCGAGGAAAAGAAAAGGTGCTACGAGTCGCAACTGATAAAGGGTTACTTATAGGTTACTCTTGCGACTCGTAGCACCTTTTACCCCCCACCCCCCTAAAACAAGGGTGCGGTGTTACTATATGTGTATATACTTGTTGGGTTGATAAATTCATTTAAATATATTATCGTTGGGACATGACATTAGATGCCTTACCTAAAGAGGTGTTACAAGAAGTATTTCTGTTAGAGCAACAGAAAAACAAACTGGACACCCGTGAAAAAGCACAAGAAAATTTTTTGGACTATGCCCAACATGTATACGAAGGGTTTATTGTTGGAAGCCATCATAAAATTATTGCAGAAAAATTGGAGCTAATCGCTCAAGGCAAACTCAAAAGACTGATTGTAAACATGCCACCAAGACATTCGAAGTCAGAGATGGCATCCTATCTCATGCCCTCGTGGTTCTTGGGACGTAATCCAAAACTCAAGATTATCCAAGCCACGATGAATACAGAGCTTGCCGTGAGGTTTGGTCGTAAGGTCAGAGACTTGATTGCCGATCCAGTATACACGGAAGTTTTTCCAGAAACCGATTTGAAACAAGACAGTCAAGCAGCGGGTCGTTGGGAGACAAGTGCTGGTGGTGAATATTTTGCAGCTGGCGTTGGTGCGGCGATGACTGGTCGTGGTGCAGACTTATTGATTATTGATGATCCACACTCGGAACAAGATGCACTGTCCTCGGTTGCTTATGATAATACCTACGAGTGGTACACATCGGGTCCGAGACAGAGATTACAACCTGGGGGAACCATCATCATTGTGCAAACAAGATGGTCGAAGAAAGACCTTACGGGCAGATTAATCCAGGCTATGGCAAAGGATACTATGTCTGACCAATGGGATGTTGTTGAGTTCCCAGCGATTCTACCGAATGATAAGATCTTGTGGCCCGAGTTTTGGAACAAGGACGAGTTGTTAAAAGTCAAAGCGTCATTGTCACCTATGAAATGGAACGCCCAGTGGCAACAGAATCCGACATCTGAAGAAACGGCAATGATCAAAAGGGAGTGGTGGACTCCGTGGGAAGAAGATGAAGTGCCGAAGTTAGATTATATTTTGCAGTCCTATGATACGGCATACAGTAAAAAAGAAACGGCAGACTATTCTGCCATTACAACTTGGGGTGTGTTTGAGCCGAAAGCCAACGGACAACAGCATTTAATTATGCTTGATGCGAAGAAAGGGCGCTGGAGTTTTCCAGAATTGAAAGAGATTGCGATAGAAGAAAACGAATATTGGGAACCAGATATGATGCTTATTGAGGCAAAAGCCAGTGGTCAACCCTTGGCAGACGAACTGCGATTACAAAATTTACCAGTCTTGACATTTAGTCCAGGCAGACGTAAAGGGGGTAACTTAGACAAAACGACAAGGATGCACATTGTTTCTCCTATTTTCGAATCTGGAAAAGTGTGGTATCCTAGTGGGGAGAAGTTTGCAGAAGATGTAATAGAAGAAGTAGCATCTTTTCCAAATGGCGACCATGATGACTATTGTGATAGTATGACAATGGCTGTTATGAGATTTAGACAAGGTGGCTTTGTCACACTTGATGGCGAAGACGAAGGGGAAGATTGGTATCCTCGGTCACGAAGGGAATATTACTAATGGTAGGCAGACCAAAGGGAAAATTTACAAAGACATTAGGCGTAGACGTTCCACATCCTTTTGCTAAAAAAGTAGAACCAAAGAAGAAAGGTCGTAAGCCAGTACAAGGTCCACCACCTCCACCAAAAAAGGTAGGTCGTCCACGAACAAGGGATTACATTCCACCGAAGCAAAAGAAGGTTGTGAAGCCACCTAGAAAAATTGTAATGCCTACAGGCAGAGCAATGGATGACGCTATCATAAAAATACAACAACAATTTTTGTTAGACAAAAAGAACTTAAAAAGAAAGAACGGTGGATATACTGTGACAAATCGCTTTTCTGATGCTATGCTACCAGGAAAGAAAAAAACAACGAGAATTACATAGTGGCAAGAAACGATACTGCATTTGAATATAGTATAGACCAAGCACAAAGACTTTTTGGTAAAGGTCTTGAGGTCATTGGTTCAAGGACTGGTATTGAATCTTTATACAACTACGGAAGAGAAGTTGTTGCAAAACAAGACAAAGACATTGAAGAGGGTAACTATCAACCACAATATACGATGGGACTTCGTGAAGCCTACCAACAAGGTGGACTTTCTGATGCGATTGGATGGGTAGCCGAAAAGACTGGTGAAAATATTGCAACAAGTGGTATCGCACTTGGTGGTGGTTTAGCTTCTGCTTTGACCGCACCGTTTAGTGTACCAGTTGCAGGTTTGATCGGTGGAGCGACTATTTTAGGATCTGGTATTGTATCTACTGGTGAAGTTGCAGAAGAAATGGAACAACAAACTGGCACATACAATGATGCAGTAGCCATTGGTGCTGGTACAATCATGGCGATATTAGATCGTTTTGGTGCTGGTCGAGTCATACCAAGAGACGAATTATTGTCTATGACTGGTAAAGAACTCATAAAAAAATTAGGAGAAGAAGGTAAAGTAGACGCTGCAAGAGAGATAGGAAAGCGTATTGGTAAGTCTGTTGCTTTTGAAGGTGGTACAGAAGGACTCCAAGAAGGCGTGGTTATGGGATCAACTGCCTTGACTGGTGGAGAATATACTGGTGAACAGATTGCCGATAGGTTACTTGAAGGTGTTGTACTTGGTGGCACGATTGGCGGTGCAACGACCACGGGCATTGAGACATTAAGACAAGGACCTGGAATCGTAAATCTTGTAGGTGATCTTTTCGGACCTGGAGGCCCGACACCTGGACAACAGTTAGCGATACAAACTGCTGCTAATTTATCTTCACCAGGCTTTGCAAGATTTAAAATAGATGACGCACCTTTGACCAACGCTGAGATTCTAATGAATGAAACAGCTGGGAGTGGTGGCCCACAGCGTACACCAGCAGAAAAAGCAGAAGAGACTCAAAACATTACATCAGATGACGATCCCAACATAGACGAGAACCAGTTTTTCTTTAACAAAGAACTTAAGGGTGGTTCAGTTGGAAATCCAAAAGCACAGAAAGAAGCAGAGGCAGAGCTAACAAAAATAAAAGATATTGCAGAAATGAATCAAAATTTGACTCAATACTCATTAGAAGAGGGTCTTGCTCCTAATAGAAATATCAAAGGTCCTTTGACTTCTAATGAAAGATTTGCATTACTTAGCGAAACAGACAATGAGATTAGACGAGAAGTAGGTAAAGCTAAAAACAGACAGAGACTTATTGATAGAGAAGATCCAGTTGTTTCTCCATTAAGAATTAAACTTGTTAAGTTTGGTAACAAAGTTGGTATGAAAACTCCTATTGACGTATCAGATTTATATAAAGAGTTACGATCTCAAGAAAGAAACAGAGAGGGTTCTGTTGGTTTTATTGGCAGAGATGTATTTAAGACTACAGAAGAAGATGAGGTTAAATACAAGCCAAGAGAAGGAAAAGGACAAGAATTTGGGAAGGCAGTTAAAGCTGCACCAAAACTACAAGATGGACGACCAAATTATGCTTCAATTCCTAACATTGATGATCTTGCAGTAAAGGTTACAGTTCCTAAAAGAGTTAAAAAAATAGTAACAACCTTTGATAATGAACAAGATGGTAAGTCAAAGATAACACATAACAGAGGTGGTGAGGCGTTTACTTCTGGTTTAGAAGAATATCTTGCAAGAAATTATAAAGAAAAGAAAACAATGGAAGAGATCATTTATGAATTTGATCGAATGAGACCTACCGTTAGACTTGAAGTAAGAAGTAAAAAAAATAAAAATTTGGGTGCTGATCAAGCACCATTTGTGAATACGCCCATAACTGCAGCGGATATTTTACTAGATCCAAGTTTGGCTCCTCCTGGCACATTACCACCAGAAACAGGGTATTCTGGTCAAAGAATACATAACTCATTTGCTATTCCAGATCCAAGGACTGGAGTTCTGATTCCTTTTTATGATGATCAAACTTACAATTCAAATCCTGCAATTCGAGGACAATCATCAAGTTCAGACTTTGAAATAGATGCGATTAGTGTTGTGGCACATAACCCAGACCATTCAAGGTTTGCTTCTGGCACATTGACAAAAAGTCCAATCACAAAAACTTTAAAAGAAAAGAAAAAATTTTCGGGTGCAAATGAAACAGTGGATACAAGAGAAGATGAAGATGCAAGACTAGATCCAGAAAATCAAGAACTTAAATATGTTGGTAGCCATGACTATTATAAAAAAGGTTTTGGTTATTCTAGAGCTATGGTTGTTGAGGGAACAGATGGTAAACTGTATGCGATACTAGAAGAATTACAATCAGATATTACTAGAACATATGAAAACTTACTTGATTTCTCTAAGCCAGAGTATGATTTAGCGTTAAAGTTTGGTGGGGTTCCAGAATTATTATCAGGTGCTATTGACACAGCATTAAAAGGAAACGATCCGTATCTCACAAGAAAAGCACCTTTGATAGGTACTCCACAGTTTTCGGACAAAAGACCAATTCAAAATCTTAGTCGAACAAGAGACTACGATTTAAATGCTCATAACCTTTTTACACCAAGTGAAAAAAATAAAATAAATGTTCTTGATGCGATGGATCAAGAAATGCCAGATGATGACGCTCCTTCACTATTTAGTCAAGACTTAACAAAAAGGAGAGAGGAACATGAAGAAGCAAAAACGAGGTTAGAGTTTTTAGACAAAGCACTTACACAAACTCAAAGTAAGATAGATAATTTTAGATTAACTGAAAGAGCACCACAAGAAGTAGAAAAGTTTAGCGAGATAGCTTTAGAGGATTTAATTAAGTTTAGAAAAACAGCCATACCTCGTATGAAAAAACATTTTGCAAAACTTAGAAATATTTTAATTACAGATGAAGTTTACCTATCGCAAGAAGAAAGAAACGCACTTAGAGCTCAGTTTCCAGATACAGCGGAAGGTCAAAGGCAGTACATGGAAGCACAGAGGGAAAGAACTAAAAGTGTACCTAGAGTATTTAGTTTTAGACAAAAAGAGGATGAACAACTCAATAAATTTGATGAGATGGTTCACAGAACTTTGTTTGCAGACGGTGACTTTGAAAGATTTATAGATGACTACAGACAAAAACTTGATGAAGAATATGATACAGATGCAGATACAAGAACAGGTGATGCTTATTTTGACAACATGGATGAAGCAGGAAGTCCGATTGATCGTCCTAGTGACTTAAGGGTTCAACAGCTTCAAGCCTTTTTCGCTGGAGCAACTGACAGTCCTGCGGAACAAGCTATAGAGGGTCGTTTAAGATTTGGTAAAGAAGCTATAAACTCACCTAAGATATCAAGAGATCATTTTGGAAGAGAAATTATAAGACTGTTTAATGAGATGGCTGGTTTTAGAGACAGTCCTCAAGTCAATAGTGCTGGCATACAAATAAAATATATAGACACTCAAACTGATGCACCAACAGCAGCAAGATTTAGAGATAAGTATGAGAGATATGGTGATCGTAATCCATCCTTTGATCGTGGTGGATCTGGATTTAATAGAGACGGTGTGGTTGCAGTAAATAAATTTATAAAGGGTAGTAAAAATCAAACAAGAGCAGCTGAACTTGGTCACAACATACTTTCTGGGGGAAAACTTAGTGCTACTAGACAAGGTTTTTCTCGTCAAGGTACTGAAAACAAAAATCTTTATGAAGCAGACAGAGATGTCTTTAGTCTAATTATGAAGCATATGCCTTTTGCGTCAAAATACAGTATGACCAGTAAAAAATCTAGGCAAGAAATGGCTGCCTATGATGCAGACGCAGGTCCTCAATCTGCTAGTAGACGAATGGATGCTATGCGAGATGCAGTCAGAGGAGCACCAGAATTACTACAACAAAGAAGTTTTGAAACAAAATCTTTAACTTACGATTTTGGAAGAAGTAAAGAAGATCTAGAAATAACACAAAGAGTTGACAGAGAACTTGAAAACGATCCAGTAAGACGTATAAGAGAAGATGCTGCTAAAATACTAGAAAAAAAATCTAGAGGCGAATATAAGTATTTTGATTTAACAAATGATTTTGATGACGATTACACAAGAGTTGAAAGACAAAATACTTTTTATGGAGGTATTGACCCAACAGATATGGAAATGGCAAGGGATGCCTTTGAAGAAGCATTTAATCTTGCAGTGTCAGATGCTACTTATGAAGCCATAAACGAGAAAGCTATTGAAACTTTAAAACATAATGTTGCTTCTCACCTTGCTAGAAAATACAAAGATCAAATTAGCAAAATAGATTTTGATGACTTAATAGGTGGTACATCAAGATTTGACAGTGGCACTTCTCCTAAGAAAGATGAAAATGGGCGTTTTTTAGCTCCACCAACATTTAGCCATAATTATGATATTTTAACAGAAAGTATCAAAGATTTATTGCCTGCTACTGCTGTTATCGAAGCAGAAAAGTTTTTAGCAGCAGAAATAGATAAGATGGCAGATAAAATAGGTTTTGTTCCAGAAGACGGTGGTTTTAGAAGATATATGAACGCAATCGATAGAGAAAGAGATACTGAAATTGGAGATCAAATGATCCAAACATATCGTAAAAAATTAGGTTTAGACGATACAGACAAACTTAAAAAGAAATTATTAATAGAGTCAATGGTTCACAGAAATAAAATTAATCCTCGTAGTGACACCAGTAAACTCGATGACGAGTCTAGAATAAAAAGTAAAAGAGATCGTGGAGAAGTAAGAGATAATTTATTACAAAGATTTAGAAATGTCGTGGGATTTGAAGATCAAGCTAAGTATTACGGAGATCTTAAAAAAATACTAACGCCAGTTCCTTATAACAATTTTGATCATGGTAATGCTTTTGATGGTAATGCTGATCAAGATCCCACAATAGGTAATTTTTATCAATTACTCAGCACTCCAATGTATAGAGGGTTTATGGAGGGAGATAAAGATAGAGCCGATAAGTTACAAAAAGATTTAGATTCAATTGACCAAGCAAGAAGCGTAGCAAAGAAAAAATTTGAAGATACAAAAGTTGCAGAAAATGATGATGCAGAAATAGATAGAAGACTTGGCTTGTTACAAGAACATATTGAAAAAAATGCAGAGAAATATAATTACACTCCAACAGAATTAATAGAGGCTCTAAACAGACTTATAGGACATAACGAAAAGACAAATTCTTATCGTAGAACACCTCACAATGCATCAATGACACAAACGGCAAAAGGATTAATGCACTCTCTAATACACAAAGTCACAGATCCAAGATTTGAACAATTATACGATGGTAGAAAAATAGAGGGAATTGTCATACCAGCTAGAGCAGATTTATATTTACCAAGAGCGGTTGAAGATGGTTCTCTAAGAAGTGATGAAAAAAGACGGAGTTTTGGTTTAGGTACATATGGAACGGCAGTTCAAGATATTATAAAACGATTTGAAGATGCTGGTGCAGGTGTAGATAGAGATAGAATGTTTGAAATGAAAAATCAAAGAGGAGCTACTCCAGAAGAGCGTTCAAGTAAGACAACAGCCACCTTGAGAAGACCAGTACAAGCTGTTATTGATTTATCAGAAGGTTCTGTTGGAAGACGACTAGCAGAAGGAAAGTTTACTTTTAAAGCAAAAGGTGGTTATATAGACCTTAGAAGAAAGGCGAGCTAATGGCAGAAGAAACTAGAGATTTACCAGAAATGGTAGAAAAAGCTATGGGAGCAGGTGGTGCACCCATGACTGTAGAACAACAACTTTCTTTAGAAATACAAGATGACATAGAACAATTACCAGAGGGTGTAGAACTCGATACTGGTGAGGAACCAGTTGTTGAACCAGAGGTTTATAATCATGGAGCTAATCTTGCAGAAGTCATGGATGAGGGTGATTTAGCTTCTCTTGCTTCAGAATTACAAGCCAAAGTCAAAGAAGATTTAGATTCTAGATCTGATTGGGAAGAAGCGATAGCCAAGGGACTTAACTTGCTTGGTATCAACTATGAAGATAGAAGTGATCCATTTCTCGGAGCGAGTGGTGTGACACATCCGTTATTGTCAGAAGCAACAACACAGTTTCAAGCACAAGCCTACAAAGAAATGTTACCAAGTGGTGGTCCAGTAAAAACACAAATACTAGGTGTGCCAACAAAAGAAACAGAAGATCAAGCACAAAGAATAAAAGATTACATGAACTTTCAAGTTATGGAAGTTATGGAAGAGTACGACCAAGACACAGATCAAATGCTTTTCTATTTACCACTTACTGGTTCTACTTTTAAGAAAGTTTACTTTGATCCAACCAAACAAAGAGCCGTGTCTAAGTTTGTCCCAGCCGAAGATTTGATTGTGCCTTATTCTGCTTCTGATATAAGAACAGCAGAAAGAGTGACACACATGGTACGAATGAGTTACAATGAAATTCGTAAACTACAAGTCGCTGGAGTGTATAAAGATGTGGAGTTATCTGCTACAGATTCTGGAGAAGATGAAGGATCTATCCAAGAAACAACTAATGAGCTTCAAGGATTATATCCAAATTATTCAGATGATAGTTACACCTTACTTGAAATCCATGTGGACTTGGATCTGGAAGGTTTTGAAGATATGGATATGCAAGGGCAGCCTTCGGGTATTATGCTTCCTTATATTGTTACCCTTGATCAAACTTCTGGCAAAGTTCTATCAGTGGTTAGAAACTTTAGAGAGCAAGATCCGTTAAAACGTAAGAGACAATACTTCGTACATTTTAAATTTTTACCAGGTTTTGGTTTTTACGGCTTCGGTCTTTTACATACAATCGGTGGTTTGTCTCGTGCAGCCACATCAATATTGAGGCAGTTAATAGATGCAGGTACTTTATCAAATCTTCCAGCTGGTTTTAAAGCGAGAGGTGTTCGTATTCGTAATGATGACGATCCTCTTAACCCTGGTGAGTTCAGAGATATCGATGTCCCAGGCGGAGATCTCAAAAATTCAATCATACCATTGCCATATAAAGAGCCATCAGCTACACTAGCACAACTTTTAGGTGTCATTGTTGACTCTGGTAGACGTTTTGCACAAGTTGCAGACGCAAAAATTAGCGATGTAAACTCACAAGCACCCGTTGGAACGACTGTTGCGTTGATTGAACAAGGTTCAAAGATTATTTCAAGCATACATAAGCGTTTACACTACGGACAAAAACAAGAATTTAGGATGTTGGCAGAAATTTTTGCAGAAAATCCAATGCCTTATCCGTATTTTGTAGGTAATGTAGCACCACAAATCATGGCAAATGACTTTGATGGGCGTATAGATGTGCTACCAGTCAGTGACCCAAGCATATTTTCTATGGCACAAAGGTTATCTTTAGCACAAACACAGTTGCAACTAGCACAAGCCGCACCAAATTTACATAATCAATACGAGGCATACCGAAGAATGTACGATGCTCTTGATGTTAAGAACATAGATGGCATTTTACCACCACCTCAACCACCTCAACCAGTAGATCCAGCAACAGAAAATGCTAATTCTATCAAAGGGATGCCTTTACAAGCGTTTCCACAACAAGATCACGAGGCACATTTGAGAGCACATGCTGTATTTTTATCAAA